TAGCTTAACAAGCTCGCAAAGTAGTATCGAGTCCAGTTTGGAGTATCAGATCTCTCAAGCAAAGCGAGACACAGGTATAATGAATGTTCGCGTTGCGCTTTCCGATTCAAAGAATTTTCGGAAGGATATCTATGCCGACTACAAGGCAAACCGCACCGCACGGAAACCTCTTGGACTCAGTGGAGCAAGGGAATATCTGGAGGCTACATACGGAGCCGAAACAAAGGATAGCTTAGAAGCTGACGACCTTATTGGAATGTGGGCAGTGGCTAACCCTGATAGTGTTATCTGGGCAACGGATAAGGATTATCTTACGGTGCCATGTAAGCTGTTCCGAAACGGACAACTGGTTGTTGTTACTGAGGCTGACGCTGATTCCTTTCTTCGACTCCAGACAATGGTTGGAGATACGGCTGACAACTACAAAGGCGTAAAGGGATTCGGGGAAAAGACAGCAGCCAAGTGGATCGAGAAACACGGTGACACTTGGGACTCGGTTAAAAAGGCTTTCGAGTCAAAGAACCAGACCGAGGAAGATTATATAACAAACGCGAGACTTGCTCGGATTCTTAGATCAATGAGCGATTTAGATTGGAGACCACATGACAGATAATAAACTACCAGATAGCGGAGAGCGTAGCACTTTTGAAACGGGTGCCGTTCGAGACGCAATGCAAGGCAAGGGATGTCCTAGCCTTTTACCTATTGATGCCTTGAGAGCCGCCGCCAAGCGGTTCGAAGACGGAGCAGAGAAATACGGACGTAATAACTGGGAAAAGGGTATTCCTCTTTCCCGCTACGTTGACGCTCTCTATCGACACCTTTGGGCCTTCATGGAGGAGCGCTACGACGAGGATCACGGCGGCGCTGTTATATGGAATGCTATGTGTCTTGTGCAGACAAGGGAGTGGATCCGCGAAGGCAGGCTTCCAGAAGAACTTAACGACTTATAGAGAGAGCCCCCTATATGAATCATAATACCGAAACATTTCCGATGGTCTCAGTCCAGCTTATGAAATCGCTTGAAGAAGCATTTCCGATGCGAGACTTTGAGGCTACCGATTCGATCCCTAACCTGAACTATCACTACGGTCAGCGGTCTGTTATAAATTTCCTACGGAATCAATACGAGATCCAGAACGAAAATATTCTCAACTCAAACTAACTCAAACCACGTATAATATATTATGGGCTCCGCACCTAAAATTCCAACTCCTCCTCCTCCTCCTCCTCCTCCAGCTCCTCCTCCTCCTCCTACAAAGATGGCAGAGCAGGTTAAACAAACTACTCGTGCCTCTTCCGCTTCAAGTAAAAAACGAGGCGCAAGCGCTCTAACAATTCGACGTCCTTCAGTAAACATTGGTTCGTCTGGAACTGGGGCTCGGGTCTAATACTTAATCCATATATAACATGTCACTTAAATCCTTAAACACAACGGTCACCGCCAACGGTGAAACCCTAGTGCCTGACTGGAACGGACGCCTCGGTGCTTTTCTTGCTTCAGGCACGTTCGACGGAGCGACTGTGAAACTTCAGCACAAGATTGGTGCCGAGTGGGTAGATGTCGGAATCGACACCACGCTCTCTTCATCTGGCGGTGCTCAGTTCATTACTCCTCAGGCCGAACTTCGGGTCAGCGTATCAGGCGGCGGCGCTTCTCTTAGCGTTACTGTTCTGGTTAAACCTCTTGTTATCTAATATAGATGCTACAGCAGCGCCTTACTCGTAATCTCTACACAGGTCAGACCGAACCGTTGACCGCTCCGTTATCCTTCGACTTCACTGAAGACTTAGGAGACAAGCGCAACCTGTCCTTGTTGAGTCAATACGGAGGCGCTGCTGCGGCATATTCGCTACGTTCGTTGGGTAGTTATAACGAGAACGTGGTGCGCGTGCGTCGAGCAAGCGACAATGACGAAAAGGACTTCACCGCTTCGCAAGTAAGCAGCGGCGAGTTAACAAACTGGGTGAACTCCCAGACTGTTCCACCTTTGGACATTGGCATTGAGACCGAAGATGGGCGCATACCAGTTCCAGAGGAAGGGACTAGCATTGGAACCCCTGCTGCTGCGTATAGCTTGCGTAACCTTAGCACAACCTACACAGGGAACGTGGTGGACGTGAGACGGTCTAGCGATGATGCAGTGGAATCCTTTACTGCGGCTGAGGTTGCTGATGGGACGCTTCTTAACTTTTGCAGAAACATCAACAATGCTGACATTATCAGTTTTGCTGATGCTGGATCGACTGGAAGTCCTGCGGCTAACAAGCGAATGTATTTTGATGGGGAGGATGATTTTATAAATCATGCCGCAGTTTCTTTTCCCAACACTAATGATTGGTCTATTGATTTTTCTATGATTTTCACTGACACCGTAGGCGCGGGCGTGGGTTTTAAGTCTGGAAATCAAGAAAGTTTTGCCCGATTTGTTAGTGCAAGTGAATTGGCATTAAGGACTAAGGGATACGTCTTTCGGACTTTGTCTATATCACTTGCATTACAAGTTGGCAATACTTATAACTTTTCAATTAAAAATGTATCTGGATTGATTGGACTATATAGCGATGGTGTTTTAATATCATCCACAGCCCCAGTAGGTTTAGGATTTTCCAATATAGCAACTTTCGGGTGGATGGGGTCAGATTTTGCGAATCAATCAGAGTATATTGTATGGGATGTGGGATATGATACTGATGGAGACGGTGAATATGAATCATTCTATCAAGGCTACGGTAACACCAACGCCGACTGGGAGGATCAAAGTGGTAGCAACAATGGCACAGTTTTAGGCTCACCAGTAATCTTTACAGGGCAGGGCTTCTACGACTTCGACGGCTTCGTCTCCAAATGGTATGACCAGTCAGGGAACGACAACCATGCGGTGCAGACGACTCCAGCCAACCAGCCTACGATTGTGGAGGGTGGCAGTTTGGTTACGGGTGGGATTGATTTTGATGGGGTTGATGATGCCTTAATACTTTCGTCTTTTTCGGGCGGATCAATTTCTCAACCATTTTCAATGTTTGTCACAGCGAAATCAGACGTGCTGGACGACAATCAAAAAATTGTTTCAGGAAATAGTGGAATTTTTATCGGCACCAGTGCATCAATTGACGGAAGATACAATATACGTGGTGGTGGGACAATTATTGATGGAAGCACAATTTCAGACGATAGTTATCATCTGCTTGCAGGTTTATTCAACACAACCGACGAGTTGTTTTTGGATGGCACTCTTGAAATTAGCGGTGACTCTGGTTCCTCTTCTTTGACAAATTTGCACATTGGACAGCAGGACAGTGGATTTAATCAATTTGATGGCATTATAGGAGAACTCATAATCTACCCCTCCGACCAATCCGACAACCGCACAGCGATTGAGGCGAACATTGGGGAAACCTACGGCATCACTGGAATCCCTGCTTATGATAATACAGTGGATGGCTTTGTCGAAACATGGTATGACCAGAGTGGGAACGGCAATGATGCTACGCAGGCGACTGCTGGAAATCAGCCGAAGATTGTTGATGGTGGGACTTTGGTTTCTGGTGGGCTGGATTTTGATGGGGTGGATGACTACCTCGTAACAACTCAAGGTCTCATCGTAGAAATATCTCAGAACCCAGCTAGTGTGTTTTGTGTAGCTCATCCAAATAATACTGATGAAGGCTACTTACTTACGGAGGGTGACGCTATTAGCCCTTACTCATCTCAATTTATTTTAAATGGAGTGGGTAGTAATCCTGCTACTGTGTGGGTAAATACCACAAGATTTGGCTCTGGTTTCCCAGCTAGTAAAACTCTTGGAGGATTTATTTACAATGGAACAACCTTCCAAGCATATCTAAATGGTTCGGCTGACGGGTCTGCTGGGACGGCAGATATTAATGCGGAGACAAGCAACCAGACAGTTATAGCCGCAAGGGCTGATGGGAATAATGATTTCTTTGATGGTAAAGTTGAAGAGCTGATTACATATAAGTCCGACCAATCCGACAACCGAACGGTTATTGAAGCTAACATCAACGCTCACTACAACATTTACTAATATGTATCTACTATACCCAACCGAACAAGACGCATGGGATCGCTCCGAAGAGGAGGGGATTGCACAAGGCTTGGCCTACCACACTAAGGGGCAAGGCTCACGCTACGTGTCCTCCCCAAAGGAGACCATTGACGGCCTCTGGGCATTGGACGTGACTGGATACGATCTAGACGAGCTTGAGGAATCGACTGTAACTCCTGATGTAACTTTCCCACAACCAACCGAAGACCTAATGTAACATGGACGAAGTAATCACAAAATCACTCGTAGGCACAGGGGGCTTTTTCGCAACCCTTGGCCTCGCTCCAATCAGTGAGGTTGTTAGCCTGCTAGTTGGTGTCGCCACCCTTGTTTACATGGTTGTCTCGATCATCAAGATTACGAAAGGACTAATCAAATAACATTATGAAAGAAATCATCGCATACCTAGTATCCAACGTGGACAGCATTGTAGCTGCCCTTACTGCTGTCGTAGCTGCGGCTTCTGCCATTGCTGCCCTTACTCCTACGCCTAAAGATGATGGCCTTGCATCGAAAGCTTACAAGGTTGTGGACTGGCTCGCTCTTAACGTCGGTAAAGCTAAGGATAAATAGTCGTGATCTCGCTGATCGTTCAGCTGCTTATAGCTTTCCCAAAGATTGGTGCCTTACTTCTTAAACTGAAACGAGAGTATGTTAAAGAGCTTGTTACTCGTCGCGACAATGAGCATCGCAATAATATTGCTGAGTGGGTGCGTGACGCTAAAAGAGAGCAGGATTCCAGAGTTCCTCCAAAAACTGAACAACCACGAGTTTAGCATCGAGGAAAAAGAAACTATCGGAGAAATCCTTTACTACGTAAACGAATTAGAAAATCAATAACCTATATGAACAAATCAGCTAAAGCCCTTTACAGCTCTTTAGAAGGACACAGGTATCAATACCTAGACAGAGCTCGACAGTGCTCTAAGCTGACGCTTCCTTACGTGATGCCTGAAGAAGGCTTCGGAGCACATAGCAAACTCGATACTCCATTTCAGGGCGTTGGGGCAAGAGGAGTAAATAACCTCGCCTCGAAATTACTGTTAGCACTTCTACCTCCCAACGCCCCCTTCTTTCGTCTTAACGTAGACACCTTTAAACTTCAAGAAGAGGGAGCACCTCTTGAACTGATTACCGAGATTGAAGCTTCCCTGCAAAGTGTAGAGGAAGCTGTGATGGCTGAGATCAGTCGTGAGTCGTATCGCACTGGTCTCCACGAAGCTCTCAAACAGCTTATCATAACAGGCAACTCGCTTATATATCTGCCAGACGACGGTGGTATGCGTGTGTTCCGTCTGGATCGCTACGTCGTTAAACGTGACCCGATGGGGAATGTTACTCAGATTGTAACTCGTGAGAATCTTTCGTTCAAAACTCTTCCTGAAGAGATGCAGCAGATTGTCGGTGACGACGTGGATGCGGACGGTAACGTCAGTCTCTATACCGCTATCCTTCTTAACGATTCTAACAAGTGGGAAATCTTTCAGGACATCAACGACACACGGGTTCCGAACTCGGAGGGAGCTTATGAGAAAGATAAGTCTCCATTCATTCCTCTTCGATTCTCTCGTGTAGACGGAGAGAACTACGGACGAGGATATGTTGAAGAGTATTTGGGCGACCTCCAGTCCCTTGAATCTCTTACCCGTGCTATCGTCGAAGGTAGCGCCGCAGCAGCAAAGGTTCTGTTTCTTGTTAACCCGAACGGCACCACACGTCAGCGTGTTCTCGCCGAAGCGCCCAACGGTGCTATCGTTCAAGGTTCTGCTCAGGATGTAACGACTCTTCAGCTCCAAAAGGGAAGCGACTTTCAAGTGGCTCAGGTCACAATGAATGAGATCAAAGATCGCCTCGGTCACTCCTTTTTGCTGACTTCTGGAGTTGTTCGGAATGCGGAGCGTGTTACGGCTGAGGAGATCCGTATGCTTTCCCAAGAGCTAGAGACTGCTATCGGTGGTCTGTATTCTCTTCTTTCGAACGAGCTCCAGATTCCGCTTGTTAACCGAATCATGGCGGCAATGAACAAGGCCAAGCGCCTTCCAAAGCTTCCTAAAGATATTGTAAATCCTGTGATCATTACAGGTGTCGAGGCTCTTGGGCGAGGTAACGATCTCCAGAAACTGGATCTGTTCCTTGCAGGTGCGGCTCAGGTCGTAGGGCCTCAAGCCGTTGCGGAATACGTCAACGTCGGGGAATACTTTAAACGACGCGCTACGTCCTTGGGTATCAAGACTCAGGGGCTTGTTAAAAGTGATGAAGAAATTCAAGCAATGATGCAACAACAGCAACAAATGCAGTTGACAGAAAAGCTTGGGCCTGCTGGTATTAAGGCGGTCTCTGATAATATAGGTGCAGAGCAATCCGTTTAAAACATTACCTAAGTAAACACAATATACTAATTATGGCACAACTTAACCAAGTAAGCATCAACGAATCTACCGATTCTGAGAACATCTCTCTCGAAGAACAAGCCGCAGCGATGGACGCTAAACTAGCGAACAAAGCCGAGGATACTGAGGCAGCGCAGACCGTAGAGTCGGATCGTCCTGATTGGCTTCCTGA